TTTAATGTATTAGTAATTGCAACTAAACAAGAAGTTGCCAAGAACCTTGTAACGAAGGTTCGTGTAATGAATCAGTACTTACCATCGTGGTTAAAACAAGAAACCGTAGAAGATAATAAACTATCTCTACGTTACTCAAATGGTTCACAGATAAAAGCAACTTCAGCAGCAGGTGATGCTGGTCGTTCTGAAGCACTATCCCTTTTAGTATTTGATGAAGCAGCTTTTATTGATAAGATTGAAGAGATTTGGGTATCCGCACAATCTACACTATCGACTGGGGGTAATGCAATTATCTTATCTACTCCAAATGGAGTTGGAAACTTTTTCCATAAAACTTGGGTAGGTTCAGAAGATGGTACAAATACATTTAATAATATTAGATTACATTGGAGTGTTCATCCTGAAAGAGACCAAATTTGGAGAGATGAGCAAGAAGTTTTATTAGGACCAAAAGGAGCAGCACAAGAATGTGATTGTGACTTTGTATCTTCCGGTGATACTGTAATAGACCCACAACTTTTAATGTTTTATAAAGAAACATATTGTCAAGAACCAATTGAAAAGACTGGATTTGATGGAAACCTATGGAAATGGGAATATCCTAATTATCAGAAAACATATATGGTAGTTGCCGATGTTGCTCGTGGTGATGCTGCCGATTTCTCGGCATGTCATGTTATAGATGTTGAATCATCTACTCAAGTAGCAGAATACAAAGGTAAATTAGATACTAAAGATTTTGGAAACTTCTTAGTATCACTTGCAACTGATTATAATAACGCATTATTGGTTGTAGAGAACGCAAATATTGGTTGGGCAGTAATCCAACAAATTATAGATAGAGCATATCCTAACTTATTTTATATGAGTAAAGATTTAAAATATGTAGATGTTGAAAATCAACTACATAATAGATACAGAGCAGAAGAAAGAAATATGGTAGCTGGTTTTAGTACAACATCTAAAACAAGACCTTTAATTATTTCCAAGTTGGAACAATACATTAGAGAAAAGGATGTAACCATACGTTCTACGAGAACCATAGATGAGCTATTTACATTTATATGGAATGGTAATCGAGCAGAAGCAATGCGAGGGTATAACGATGATTTAACAATGTCATTGGCAATTTCATTATGGGTTAGAGATACTGCACTTAGATTAAAACAAGAAGGTGTTGATTTAACAAGACAAACATTGGGTGGTATAGGGCAATCTACTACAAGCTTAGGCGAATTCGGATTCGGTGGTAATGATTCACTAGAAGAAAATCCTTGGAATATGAAGATTGGTGATACAAATGAGGACCTAACATGGTTAATTAAATAAATCTATATTTATAGTATAGGAGAAAATAAGTATGATATCATTATATAGTTTATTATCGGAAAATGAAAATTACTGTGAAGAATACACGGTAGAAAATCATGATGATATAAAAGAATTTACTGAGTTTATGAAAGAATATAAAGCTGACATAAATGAAGCTGAATATCAAGGTAGAACAGTTAAACTTGGAAAACCAATGAGAGGTGATGTTAAAAAGTTTAAAGTATATGTTAATAACCCCAAAGGTAATGTGGTAAAGGTGAACTTTGGACATGGTGGAACTTCCGCAAAGAAAGCAGGAGAAAAAACAATGTCAATAAGAAAATCTAATCCAGATGCTAGAAAAGCATTTAGAGCTAGACACAATTGTGACTCACCTGGTCCAAAACACAAAGCAAGATATTGGTCTTGTAGAAAATGGTAATAATAAAGGTTATAAATTAAAAACTAAATACAAATGGCAGATACTTCATTTTTTGGAAGATTAACAAAACTCTTTCGTTCTCAAGCAATCGTAACGGTTGATAAGGATGGAAAACGAACCGTCTTTGATTCTGATGAAAGACAGCAAACAAATTTATCATCTCTACGAGATAGATACACAAAACTTCAAAAAAGTTTCTATGAACAAGCAGGTGGTGCACAATCAATGGCATACCAACAAGTTCGTAGAGAAGTTTTTAGAGATTACGATGCAATGGATAATGACCCTATTCTTGCTTCCGCATTAGATATTTACGCAGATGAATCAACACTAAAGAATGAATTTGGTGATGTAATGTTAATTAACTCAGATAACGAAAAAGTTAAAGATATACTTAATAACTTATTCTACGATGTAATGAACGTTGAGTTCAACCTATGGCCATGGGTAAGAAATATGTGTAAGTATGGGGATTTCTTTTTAGGATTAGAAGTTGCTGAAGGTAAGGGTATCGTTAACGTAACACCACATTCAGTTTATAACACAGAACGATTAGAAAGAACTGATCCTGCTAATCCAAACTCGGTAAAGTTTAAAATTACTGAGGACCCGAATGGTAAACAAGATTATGAAAACTTTGAAATAGCACATTTCAGATTATTAGCAGATACAAATTGGTTACCATATGGTAAATCAATGATTGAAAATGGAAGAAGATTGTGGAAACAATTATCTCTTATGGAAGATGCAATGTTAATCCATAGAATTATGAGAGCACCTGAAAAGAGAGTTTTCAAAATTGATATTGGTAATATCCCACCAACAGAAGTGGATAACTATATGCAGAGAATTATCAATAAGATGAAGAAAGTTCCTTTCATTGATAAGAATACTGGCGATTACAACTTAAAGTATAACATGCAAAACCTAACAGAAGATTTCTATCTTCCGGTTCGAGGTGGTGATAGTGGTACATCTATTGATAACCTTCCTGGTTTGGAAGCAGCATCTATTGATGATATAGATTACTTAAAAAATAAACTATTTGCAGCATTAAAAATTCCAAGAGCATATTTGGGATATGAAGAAAATGTAAATGGTAAAGCAACTCTTGCTGCAGAAGATGTAAGATTTGCAAGAACAATCGAAAGAATACAAAGAACAGTAATTTCGGAATTATCTAAAATTGCAATTGTTCATTTATACGCACAAGGTATCCAAGATTCTGAAATGACTAATTTCGAATTACAATTGGTTAACCCATCTACAATATACGAACAAGAAAAAGTTAACTTGTGGAGTGAGAAAATCAGATTAGCTCAAGATATTCAAGGCCTTAACATGTTATCTAAAGATTGGGTATATGAAAACATCTTTAAATTAAGTGGTGGTGAGCAAGATGAACAACGAAACATGATGTTGAACGACTTGAAAGATAGATTCAGATTCCGTTCTATCGAAGATGAGGGTAATGACCCTGCGATGGAAGATGAGGAGCCAGAAGATATTGAAGAATCTTTAGAAAATCTTAAAAACGAATTAAAAGATAAAGGTGGTAGACCACGAGAAGGTGGAACTTATGGAAAAGATAAGGATCCATTAGGTAGAGACCCTTTAGGTGATAAGGAAAGAACGTCAAAACGTTCTCGAACTTCCGAAGATAAGGCATTGAAAGTAATCAATGGTATATCAGCAAAACGAAAGTATTTACATGAAATGAACAGTATGTTGGATGAATCCAATATAATTGATGAATCATAAAAAATAGGTTATCTTTTATAAATTTATATTTATAATAGAGTAATTTTATATATTAGTAACAGGAACTTATAATAATGAAAAAAATAAAACATTCTAAATTCAAAAATACGGGCTTTCTTTTTGAAATATTAACCCGTCAGATTACACTAGAAGTTTTAAATGGTAGTGAAGAAAAAGCAAAAGGAATTATTAAAGAATTCTTTGCTGGAAAAACTGAACTTGCTAAAGAACTACGTCTATTTAATTTATTGATTAACGAGAAATATAATTCGGAATCAAAAGCTGAAAAGTTTATAGATGCTATATTAGAAGCTCATTCTAAAATAGAATACTCACAATTAAAACGAGAAAAATATAACTTAGTAAAATCAATCAGAGAAACATTTGAAATAAATTCACTTTTATCATCACCTGTTACTAACTACAAGATTCTAGCTTCAGTTCATAAATTATTTGAAGCTAAGGTGATTAACGTTACTGATGTAAAGGATGTATTTGATTCTAAATTAACTTTAGTAGAACATATATCTAATTCATCTCCATCTCTTAAACAAAAAGAAGATAGATTGGTTGAAGATTATAAAAAACAAGAAAAAGATTTAAGATTACTTACTTTTAAAATCTTAACCGAAACTTTTAATAAAAAGTATACTAACTTAGATGATTCTCAGAAATCATTATTAAGAGAGTATATTAACAATGTAACTAATACATCTAAATTTGGTGAGTACTTTGAAAAAGAACTTATCAGCACTATTACTAAATTACATGAAATGTATAAAGGTATGAGTGATAAAATTACCAAAATTAAATTGAGAGAAACGATTAACGTTCTTAAAAAACAAAAACTTGGTAAGAAAATTACAGATGAACAAGTTTCATCATTGATGTTATCTTATGAACTCATAAAGGAGATAAAAAATATCAATGGACGAAACTCTTAAAAAATATATAGATGAACTTATCAGCGAAATCCAAAGTGAATTGGATGAAGCTACTACATCTGGCAATGTAGCTGGGTATAATGTACCTGGTGCATTTTCTGATGGTGGTAGTAAAGATAAGAAGCGTAAGAAAAAGATTGCAACTCAATTTGGATATAAAATAGTAGGTAATATCGATGAAGGTATGTTTTCTACATTAGACCAAATTAAAAAAGATTCTCTTGATTTAAAAGCATTCATAAAGAATGTATTTTCGGATAGGCAATTTAAAGATGTAAAATCTGATAAAGAATTTCACAAATATTTAAAATCACTTTATAACGAATCAGTAAGTGAATCTGGTGAGGATATAAACAATGCAGTTATTCCAGGTGGAGTTAGAATAAAATTACAAAAAGCATTAGATATTGTAAAAGGTACTAAGTTATCATACCAACAAAAATTACAAGTAGTAGGTAGAGTTTTGGATTCATTAAGTATCGATAAAAAAGAACTTAGTAAAATTTCAAGTAAATTAAAAACAAAATTGGAATCAGTTGTAACTGAAGCCAAAGATGAAGTTAATCCTAAACAATTATCAAACTTACAAAAAGATATAGCAAAGATTAATAGAAAAATCAAAGTGTATATCAGTAAACATCCAGTAACCAAAGGAAAACTTCAAATTGAACTCGGTTCAGACCACCCATCAAATCAAGGTGATGATAGAGAGATTACTAAAATAAATACTCTATTAAAAAAACATACTGGTGATTGGAGAACGGGTACTATGTTTACTGAATCAATTAACGAAGCCAAAATAAAAAGACCAGTAAATCGTTGGTTAGCAATAAAAAATGATGAAACCATGCATCCTCACAAAAAGATGGCAATGGGTTTAAAAGAATTAAAATATCAGTTAGCAGAAACTCAAAAGTTTTTCCGCTGGTATAATAAGATAAAATCTATGAATGAGTTAGATTCATCTGATTATTGGAAAAGAACACAATCTCATATTTATAAGATAAAGGAAAGACTTATCAATATAGCTAAAACCATACAGGAAATAGAAAAATGAAAATAACACGAGAAAATTTAAAAAATATAGTTAGAGAAGCTATGGTAGAAGAATCTGCTTATCAAGAATTCTTTAAAAAAGCATTAGAAAAAACTGGAAAATCTATTCCTGAAATGTCTGAAGAAGAAAAGAAAGCTTTCTTTAACAAAATCGATAAATCTTGGAACGGTAAAGGCGAAAAGAAAGAAATAGTTGAAACTGAATTAGAAGAAGCTCAATCACCAGCACAGAAAGCAGCATTTGCAAAAATGTTAGCTAAAAAAGATGGTAAAGATGAATCTACTGATGATGAAAAAGAAGAAGTTAAAGAATCAAACATCAATGAAGATAAAGTAAGTAATGGAACTGTATCAACACTTGAAAAAGGAATTCAAAGAATTTTAGGCACTAAAGTAAATCACGATATCAACAGAAATGGTGCACATGAGTTTTATGTAGATGATGCGGAGTTTGTAATTGGTGTTAACGATGGTAAGGAGAAAAAAGTAGCATATTCATTTAGTATATATGATGATGGCGCACGTAAGTATTTAGGAAACGGAACAGCAGCTGATGAAAAAGACTTAATTAAGCAAGTTTTATCCATTGTAAAAAAATACAAAAAACAATTACTTCTAACTACAGAATCAGTAGTAAACGAAGAATTCAAAGGTAATGGAAATGATTTCAAATACCAATTTACAATGAATTTAGAATCTCAATTGCAAAGGACAGATAAGAAACATGAGATTGGTAAAAGAGATGCATACACATCGATTAAAAAAATTACTGCTAAAAAAGATAAAAGATATGAAGTAAGATTATCAAATCATCTGAGTGATAAAACGTTTTTGGAAAAAGTTGGAAAGGGAATTGGTGCTAAATTAGTTGATTTCAAAAAAGGTTCAACTAATATCGCATTATACGAATCAGTAAGTGAAGCTGCACCTAAGATGAAGAAAAGTGCAGAAAGTGAAAAACTACAAAAAGTTTATAGAGCTGCTGAGTTATCTCAAAAAGGTGGTTCTCCAAGTAGATATAGTAGAGAATTTGAATCTGCAAAGAAAAAAGCATTAAAGTATATTGGTGATATGATTACCTATACTAAAATTGGTAAGTAATAAAATGAATAAACAAAGATTGTTAGATATTATTGATGAAGAAATACAACACGTAAAGTGGGGAGTTATTTCTGAAGAAATTACAGATGAAGATGAACGAAAGATTCGTGATATCATTCGTACTGAAGTATCAGCAATTTTCTTTGATTTATTTAAAAGAAGAAAAACATGGGGAGCATAATGAATAACTTATTAATAGAGACCAGATTATTTGAAGGTAAAGTAGACGAAGACGAAGGTGGAAGAACCATCGTTAAGGGTATTTTACAACGTGCTGGTGCAGAAAACCAAAACGGTAGAGTTTACCCACGAGAAATTTTGGAAAGAGAAGCTAAGAAATACGAAACTCTTATTAAAGAAAGACGTGCTCTTGGTGAATTAGACCATCCAGATTCTTCGGTAATCAATTTAAAGAACGTATCTCATAACGTAAGAGAGATTCATTGGGATAATGATGATTTAGTTGGTACAGTAGAGATACTACCTACACCAAGTGGAAACATCCTTAAAGAACTTCTAAGAGCTGGTATCCTATTAGGTATATCATCGAGAGGTATGGGTTCAGTAACTCCAATGAGAGGAGCTGATAGTGGTAAAGTTACAGTAGGTGAAGATTTTGAATTAATTGGTTGGGATTTTGTTTCCAATCCATCTACACACGGTGCATTTATGACACCATTACAAGAATCTGTGAACAAAGGTGTTCTTGGTGAGGTTTGTGATGAGTGGTGTAAGGCACAAGATTTAATGAGAGAAATTATAACAGAAATAACATAACAAATGGCATTTTCAATACAAGATTACATGGCGGATAACAAAATAACTACTGGAACTATTACCCAAGAAGTTGGTGATACTCCATACAAAGGTGGTCATAATGATATTCGTAAAACAAATTACGAAGTTAAGTTAACCAAAGATGGTAAACTTGATTTATATACACATAAAAAAGTTACAACAACAAAATAAATAAAAGGAACAAAACTATGGCAGTAAGCATTGGCGGGGCAACACCCAAATCATCAACGGCAAGTGGAAACTCAATAATTATTGGAGGTATAAACCCTACATCAAAAACTCCAAGTGGAAATACTCCAACAATCGGCGGTGTAACTCAAACTATTAATAAATAAATTACAATTATGATAAAATTAAAATCCCTATTAAACGAATCTTCTCCTGGATTTGAAAATAGACAAGTTGGAGACCCACTACCCACGTTGGATAGTATCCAAGCTGCCTATCAAGCAAAGCAGGGATTACAAGAAGCTGAATCGTTTACCGCAACATCTAAAGATAGTGGAAAAACTACTGTATTTAAATCAAAATCAAATCGTGATGCCGCTATCAAAGCAGGTACTCATGAAAAGGCAGCGAAGGGGGGTGACTCTCCTCCTGCCGGTAAAGATACTTCTAAGGCTGATAAGACTAATATGTTCTCTAAAGATACTGGATATGATGCCGGTGGAGAACCTAAATCAGAACCTACCAAAATTCCATCTAAATACGATGATGCATCTTTTTGGGAAGATGATGAAAAGAATGATTCTACTGGTATTGACCATTATGATGGAGATAGCGGCGAGTTTTATGATGATGATGATGATGATGATGATGAATATGGTGGGGGTTCTACGGAAGCTACAAAACAAACTGCAGAAAGATTGGATAAGATAGATAAGGCACTTGATTATGAATTGAATTTAAGTAGGAGTGGATTCAGTATGGATCGTTCAAGTAGTGGAGGATCTGGTGGATTCGAAGGACCACTTACAATTTCTCATGAAAATGCAGATTTTGATAATCCCGAAAATTCCGCTCAATTATCGATAGGAAGTGGTGAAAATAATGGAAAATTCACAATTGGATTTACAGACTTAGATGGTCAGCCACTTTTTGATGGTGATTATTCACTAACTGATGATGATTTCGAACCTCAAGATACTCACAAGATGGCAAAAGCTATAATGAAGATGCCTGAGGTTGATAAGTTACTTAAAGGTGAATTATCACCAGAAGAGTTTAAACCTATATACGCTAAATTAAAATCTAAATTTAATAAATCATCTAAAAATGAAGGTAAATCTTCTTTAGTAGAAGGTAAATCTTATAAAGATAGATTTAAATATTTGGCTAACATTAAATAAAATAAAAATAATTATGATTCGTTTAATAAATTTACTTAAAGAAGAATCGTTTACCGCTATCAATAAAGATAGTGGAAAAACTACTGTATTTAAATCAAAATCAAATCGTGATGCCGCTATCAAAGCAGGTACGCATGATAAAAAAGATGGTAAAGATTCTAAAGGCGGTGATGTAAGCGATAATCCAAAGGCTGATAAGCCTAATATGTTCTCTAAAGATACTGGATATGATGCCGGTGATAAATCTAAAGAAGAACCTACGAAAGATGATGAAATCTTAGTAATTTATAAAAACAAACGAGGAATTAACAAAACAAAATCTTTTACAGATAAGAAATCAGCCCAAAAATTTGCTGATGCAAATGATGGTGAACTTGGTAAAATAGTAAATGGTAGATTAAAATCATTTCCTAAAACATCTGTAATATCTAAAGGTGAAGAACCTAATGTAGAAGAACCTAAAAAAGATTCAACTCAACAAAGAGCTGGTAACGAACAAGTAAACAAAGTTGTTCGTAATAAAGCAAAGAGTTTAGGAGTTACTCCACAGAAGTTAGGTAAAGAAGAATACGAAAAAAGAATGTCTCAGGCAGCTGTTGAAGCTTTAACTGATGCAAACTTTCATTCTGAATCAAGAGCTCTTATTGCAGTTTTAGAAGATAACCCTGAACTTGCTAAGAATCCTTCGGATGACCCAAACAAACCAGAAGATATGATGTCGGATGAATATGATGAGTGGAAAAAAGGTACGGCATGGGGTTCATCATTTGGTGATTCAAGTGATGGTACTGATGATATAGCTCATTCAGCGACTGGAGAATCATCTTGGGATGGTCAAGATTCAATCGATGCAATTGCATTTGATTTAAAAATGAACGGAAGTAAAGAATTAGCAGCAAAAATACAATCAATCTTCAATGAGAAGAATGAATCAACAACCAAGCTTACATCAATGATTAATAGAGGTTAATTATGAAATTAAAAGATTTATTACCAGAAGGATTCATTGTACTCCACAAAGTTAAGAAAGATATTAAGAATGTTAATATTGGCCCTTCAAGTGTATGGTACAAAGATAAAGCTGATGCTGAAAAGTATTTAAAATCAGTTGAACAGAGTGGTGGTAAAGGTATGATAGTTGCTGATAAAGCAAAATCATCAAAAATAGATAGAGGAATATAAAATGAAACTAACTCAAATCATGAACGAAGGCGAAGAGAAAAGACCTCTTTCTAATGAAGTTAAAAAACACTTCTTAGAAATTGTTTCTACATACAACAAATATCAAGAATCACTTGATAGAAAATCTGATATTCAA